TAAGCGTTCCATTTTCTGCAGCATACTGCTCAGCCATTCTAGCAAGCTCAATCTTGCGATTTTGTATCTTAGTTTGAACCTCAATAATTTTGAGGTTGCCAGCTTTCGTGTTCTCAATGTTTGGAACCATAGCTTCAACAAAATCACGGTCAGCGTTAGAGAAGCCAACACCAAGAGAGCCGCCCATGACCTGCAGTGCGCTATCTTTCGCAATTTTGTTAAATGTTTCTGCGTCTGCAACCTGCTCTGGATCAGCGCCAAACAATGTTGCAACTCTGCGAACCGCAGTGACTTGGTTCCCAAATGGACCTGAGTAGAAGTTATCCTGACCTACAAGGTTGCCCATTAGGTTAAGGTTAGCCATAGCCTTTTCTGCAGCGTCTGCCTCAGACTGATATGTCTCATATCTTGTCGCCATGCCCTTCATAAGAGCTTTTGTGAAATCATCAGCACCCTCAGTATTTATGCCGATGTTAAATTCTTTTTTCTTGGCCTGCAAAAAGTCCATGAATGAACCCTGATAGCCCTCTGCTGCAGCGCGATCATACTCTTTCTCTGCAGCAGTGCGAGTGTCCTTTACAGCGCGTGTGCTTTCGGAGATATAGGTAGATATTGCACTTGCTGGGTCTATCTGCTGCGTGTTCAGCGCCCCCACCATAGTCGCAGCTAGATCATCACCTGCGTCTGCTTTTTTCTGAAAGTAATCTATTGTTTTATTGATACCCTTCTGAAGTTTGCGCTCTTCCCTACGCTCTTTCATGCCTGCCGCACGCTGCTGGATAAGCGGCGCTAGTCGCGCGTCACCTGATCCCGCCATGATTGCCATAGCAAGTTTATCGCGGAAGTCATCGCTCATTCCCAGAGCGCCACCTATGCCCTGCCCACCAAGCAGGCCACCTAGCAAACCTTGAGGTTTTTGAGGTTCTTGAGCCATTGCTGCACCACCTTTTCCACCAAGTATCTTGGCGACATAGTTTTGTGTTTCTGTAATGTTTGGAACGCCGTTTGCTTTTGCGACACGACTTGGACCTGCGTTGTATGCCGCCAATGCTAAAGCTGGATCACCAAAGCGATCTAGCTGTTGCTTCATATAACGCGCCGCACCTTCTAAGTTTTGCACGGGATCGGTTGGATCAACGCCAAGCTCTTTCGCTGTCGCGGGCATAAGCTGGCCAAGGCCAATCGCCCCAGCAGAACTAACTGCATCAGGGCGAAACGCACTTTCCGCTTGTATTTGGAGCACAAATAAATCTGGGTCTATCCCGTATTTCTGCGCTGTTTGGTATGCAAGCTGGCGATAATCCATATCAAATCACAACAACATTAGTAGGGATGCAGGGTTAAACGGTGTGCTAGTTGTGCTTGTCGTACTATACGGTGTTTGGCTCATAATCTGAGACATTGCACCCAAGCCAGACAGAGGCGCACCAGTTGCTTGACCGAATTGCTGCTTCTGCAAGTCGAGTAAGCGTTGTTGCAAGCTGCGCTGGAATGCTGCCTGTTGGCCAATCTGCTGCTGAACCTGCTGGCCTTGACCGAATAGCTGCTGGCCAAGCCCACCAAGACCGCCTGCTGCAGCTTGCTGTATGCCTGCAGCTTGGAATTGACCTTGGAAGTTTGCTTGGCGTGCTGCTTGTTCAAGCTGAGCCTGCTGCTGAGCAAACTGATTAGCTGCTTGCATGTTACCTGCACGCGCCGCTTGCTCACGCGCCGCTGCTGCCTCACGCGCTTGCTGACCAAGCTGAGATGCTTGGAACTGCTGCTGAGATGCAAGTGTACGCGCTGCTTGTGTTTGACCAATGTCAAAACGACCAGACTGCAATGCGCTTTCAAACGCTTGCTGACGCTGTTGCGCGGATAGAGCGCCCGCTTGACGTAGAGCCTCGCCAGCAAGAACACCCTCTTGCACAGCTTGGCGTGAACCGCCGAATGCACCTGCACGCTGCGCCTGTGCCGCTAGGTTTTCAGATGCAAGCTGACGTTGGCGCTCAATGTCTGCCTGACCACGCTCAATAACTTCCTGCGTATATGGCGACATATATGAGCCTAGATTTGTGCTGGCTAACTGTCCTACTTGGATTTGATCTGGGGCTTGCGCTGCCTGAACTGCGCCAACGCCCTGCATTGTCTGCGCCGGACCAATTTGCGCAGCCTGCATGTCAGTCGGGCTAAAGCTGCCCAAGCGACCATATATATCGCCTGCCTGAGTTTGGTACTGCTGAGCCTGCTTGAATACGTTTGGTCCAGACGGCGTAACCATCGGAGTTGGCGCAGGGGCTGGGGTGGGAGTTGTTTGAATAGGCTTGGGGGACGGGAAGCTGTCTACAGCAATCCCGCTATTTGGACCTGTGTTTATGATTGGGCCTAAGTTTGGCACGGTTGTTTGCTGTGATCCTGATTTGCCCATTAGTCATCATCTCCATATCCAAAGTCAGACGGTGTAAGGCCAATAGCATTGGATAGGCCACCTAAAGCACCTCCGAACGTGGGGCCGCTCTTCCCGGGCCCGCCACCATCAAACATATCGCCAAAGCTAATGTAGCCTCCGCTGTCAACTGTGTTATCTGGCACACTACCATAACCAACGCCTGGGAACCCCTCTGAGCTGCTGCCAGTTCCAACTACTGTCTGAGTAGGTCCGGTGGTTGTGGGATTTGGGTTATAATTAGGGTTTGCCGCGCCAGTAATCGGGTCAAACCGACCTAGATTTGCAAAGAACTCATACTGATCTGGGCGTGTCTCTTTTAGACGCTCAAGTGCAGAAAAGTAAGCTGGTGCAGTTGTGTATCCAGTTATGCCGCCAGATGTTGCTGTATCCACACCAGACATGCTCATTGCAGCAGGTGCGGCTAGGCCATATGCTGATGCCATACCGCCTACGTTCTGCGCCATAGCTTGCTCGTATGGATTGATTGCTGCAACCTCTGGGCCAAAATAAGGCAAGTAGCCCATTTCTTTGATTTTTTTTGCTTCCTCAACAGCTAATTTGCCAGCTTCTTCCATATACGCTGGTATCTTGTTTTCTGTGGTGCTTCTACTGCCCATGTCAGAACTCCAAATGCATTGTTATAGAGTGAGGCTTCCAGCCAATCTTCTCCAAAGGTTTTTGCCATCCAAAACGACCATCAAATGTGGCAAATGAACAGCCTTGCAATTTCGCCCATTCTTTCACACTTTCAGTCATTTGTAAAATTTCATCCAATTCACCACCAGCAAGAAAGACATGCAAAGCGTTTCTATCGTGATATACCACGATTTCCGTTACAATGCATCCTCGCTCTGCAGGCCATAACTGCATTTTGCCAGAACGTATGCCCTCGCATACCTCTGCCCAAGTGTTTAGATTACCTGAACGCTTTAGTGCTTTCTTGATCCAAGGCTTGCAGCGCTCCAAGGGATTTATGTCTGCGTGCGCATTCATCCGTGCATCCTCGTAATCGCAATCGTTGACGCAGGCGCGGAAGGAGCAAAAGCTGTCGCAGTCGTGGCATCTAAAAACCCGCTTGTGCTGTCTACTGCCCACATAGCCTCTAAGTAATCATTGGCACTTACATCAAAGATTGCAGAGCGTGACACAACCAACACTGAACCGTTTTGGTGCAACGCGTTTTTCATCGTTGATCCCAAAACGTCAGTGCCGTTAATGCGAGGCCAAAACCAGAAGTTTACTGTGCTGCTGGACGTTGATGCAATTTGCGCCGAAAAGCTAATCATGTATTGACCAGCTTCGGCGAACACAATGCGACTTGCGGGCGTTCCATTTGTTACACCTTCAGCAATGCTAGATGTGTATGTTAAAGCGTATGCTGTGTTTATAGCTACCGCTGTCTGGTCTGTCGTGACTGCACCAGCGTATTGGCCATCTTCAAGAACGATCTGCACAAACGCTCCATCCTTGGACACAACTGGATACTTGTTTTCACGATCCCACAGAATAACGCCATCCTCAGAGGCAGAGCTATATTGATCCTTGGCGTCTAGCTGATTGAGAGCTTTACCAAGAAACTTACGGATATTCTCTGCCCATGCCTGAATGTCTGGCGTAAACGGTGGGACAATTCTCATCTGCGCCCACCTTGCCGCGCATCAAGTCGCATGATGCCCACGCGCCAATCTGCATCCTCTACGCCCTCAACCCGCATACGCACCTGACGACCTTGGAAACGCACCGATGTTGGGTTGCTCATGGTAAACGGGCCATATTCGCGTTCTTCTGCGTTGGGGTAGTAGCGCGTCTTAAACTTAGCGTTTACATCGCCCTGCGTTTTTTCGTCTGGGATTACTTCGACCACATTCATAATGTTATCGCCAGAACCAATGGAAATTGGGCCTGTTTCTGCGTGTGGCGTGTCTGATCCGTAGTTGTAGCCAACTTCGTGTTCGTAAAGCTCACCGTTACTTGCAATAAACATTGGGTAACGGAATACGCCACGATCAACGCCCGCTGTGCGATCCATGTTTCCTGTCATCCAGATGTTTTCCGCATAATCATATGCAACGTAGCGATCACACTCCATCGAACCCTTCGATGGATAGAACCACCAGATTTCATTCCATGCGCTGTTTACGACTGCACTAACCTTGCTTTTCTGGTCACTGTTTATGTCTGAGAAAACGTAGTCACCGACTTCGCACGATATGTCTTGCACGCGCCCACCAGAATAGACAAAGAAGCCTCTGTTGCCCATCCAGAATACGCCGTTGTCCACTGACACAGCCGCTGCCGCGCCAATGAGGCCGCATGATGTGCCGACACGCTCAAAGCCATACACAAACGGTGGGCCTTGATATGTCATTGTGTGCGCATCCTCTGATGTGAGGATAAGCGACTGACCGCGCGTTCTCACGCCGCGTAAAATTGTGCCATTTGTCTGGATGTTGATATCACCCGCTTGGTTTGTCGCTGCGGGTGTCCAAGTGGTATTGTCCTCTTGATCTGACCACTGCACCTTGCGAGGATCACCGCCCGCGCCAAAGCATACGACAAAGCGCTCCTCCGTCACCATGAAGCCAGAGCAGTCTGTCGGTGCGTTGGAAACTGGCTGCGCTACGACAGCATCGTTAAGCTGCCACTCGTTTAGCGTCCCGTCATCTGGTGACATTGCCAAAAGGTATTCGCCCCAGTTGTCTAGCGACCACACGGTGGCGGGTAGTATCTGGTCTGCATCTTGGCGAGGTGTGCCATACGTTTCGTAGCCATAAAAGCCACCGCCATAGCCAGTGTTAATCCCCGCGTCGATTAAGCCCTGCGTAAATGAGGCGGGCGTGATTTCTGTTTTCACACCACCCGCGCTTATCACATAAAGGGCGTCATCTGTTCCAGCCGCTAAACGACGATTTGCTGAGTTATCTTCCCACGCAATGATGCGCCTTGCTACGCCCTGAATGTCTACGTCTTGGCGTTGTCTCCAGCCGCCGATTGGACGTAAAGCATCTTCGTGCCAGCGAATAAGGTTCACGTCACGCCAGCGACCTTGTGACATTAAGTCAGTGCCGTTGCGATACGCCCCCTTCGGGATTTGCAATGGTATGAGAGGCATTAAGCATTACTCCCTCTCAATTAAGGTTTAGTAGGCCAGTCGTCGTCGTTTAGATTAGGCCAATTCGCATGAGATGTGATGTCACGCAAAGCCTGACGGTAGGTTGTCATTTCCGCTGTAAGGGTAACGTCAGTCAGCGCAAAGTAATCCGTTTCAGCGAGTAGGCCGTTGCGTGTAGTGCGATGGCCTTCAGCAACTTTGGCGTCTAGCGTAGCCTGATACGCCGCCTCATGCTCTGCCTTGGTTGTCGTAACGCCATCCTCATCAGTGGTGTCAGCAAACATGTCACGAGCAACG